CATTAAAGATAAATGGTTTCCCATTCTCTTCAAAGTAAACCCACTCATAATCCAATCCTATGGTCTTTAAATACCTATTGTCTAAAACTAATGTATTGACATGAATTATTTTAGATATGTCAAATTTGTCTAATTGCTTTGCGTCTATGTGATTGAAATTAATTATACCATCACTTCCGTCACTTTGTCTATAATAAATGAACGACAAACGATTTCCCAATGGATGTGCTCTATGAGAACTCCACACAGGAACTATAAGGTCAATATTTACATTTCCACCCAAAAAAGAAAGTAGGGTAGACTTATCTTCAATTAGATTAATCATACCCTACTAATATACTAAAAATATTTTGATTTACAAAATTTATTCTCCCCAATGTTTTTGCTTCATCTCATAGATGTCGATTGGTTCTCTTTTCATTTGTTGACCTGGATTAAAATATGCACCCTTCTTTAAATAACCACAAAGGAAATTTCTTCTCATTCTTGTTGTATCTCTATTTGGTTCACTACCATGTACAACGTGTGAGTGCAATAATGCAACTTGTCCTTTTCTTAAATATCCTTCAATCTTTTTAAAATCATGTCCTTCTGGCATCACACAACTCTTACCTCTCTCACTTCTCCAATTACCTGTATTTGTTTTCTTTCTTTCCTCATTATCTTCAATTGGTAATGTAGGTAATCTATGTGAACCTTCGTAGTTCCACACTGCTCCGTTTTCAGGGTCGTGATTATCTAATGCCAATGCAGTGTTTACAATTTCATTATGTGCACAACCTGTATAGAATGCATTTTGATGTTGGTCTCTTCCTAATTCACCTTTTGGTTTGTAATAACCCCAAGTTTGCATTCCAATAATTTCACCTTCCATTAAAAATTCACATGCTTCAATCATTTTTGGATGTGAAAACATTTTTTCAATTTTTTCAGAAATTTTGTGTGGGTGCATGATTGGTTCAAACTCTTGCCATTTTTCAGGTTCAGATTCATTTCTTTCCAATCTTAATCTATCCAATTCTGCGTTTAATTCGTTAACCTCATCTTCGGTTAATAATTCTAAAACCGTCCAACCTCTATATCTCCAATCAAAGGTCATTTGTTGTCTTTCCTCTGCGGATAAGTGTTTGTATTCTTTCATAACTTAATTTGTTTATATAATTAAATATAATCAAAATTATTTTAATTACCAAATTTTTATATGATTTTTGTCAACTTATTTGTGAAATTGTAAAATGTTTGGTAGGTATAAAGATATGTTTGGTAAAATCTTTGATGTATACATTATAGATGTTTTGTTTGAATTGATTACACCTCTATCATCTATGTCACCATTACTTTTATATACAACATCTATTGGACCAGATATTCTCCACTTTAATTCACCTATTAACCAAAATGGTTTTTCTTTATAAGTTTCAAAAGTAGATGCATCTATTTCATAAATAAATCCGTTTAAATCATTTGCTCTCCTAGTAAAGTATCGCATTATAAATCCCAATTCATAATCACTTGATGTCGGTGATGGTACAATTGTTTGTGGGGTATTTAAATCAAATATATTTGAACTAATTTTATACATTGTTATCCATTTTTTACTCTATATCCGGCTTCTATTATAGTTTTCCACCCATCATTTTCTATTTGATGTTTTATATTTGTTACTTGAAAAAATCCATTCATATTATATACTTCAGGAACACCATCTATTTTAAATACTTCACCACAATTTATACCAGAAGTACCATCCAATATAATTGTTATTTCTAAAAAAGTTAAAGCGGATGTGGTTTTTTTCTGTTGTGTTTTAGGGTCTAATAAATTGTTTACCAAAAATCCTTTATCAGTATATATTAATGTTTTCGGAGTTTCTTTTGTATCTGATGCATTAAATTTAAATTTTACACTTTTACTATTTAGTGATTGTTCTTCATTTTTATCTTCGGTGGTAGCTTCTCCTTTTTTTGGTGTTTCGGTTGGATTTAAACCGGCCGCAGCCAATGCCTCTTTCTTTTTCATATTTGCAACAATTGATTCCAATGTAATATCAGCTGCACCCCTATCAACCGACATAAATTTATCTGGATTTGTAAATACTGACATGTCAAATTTGGCATAACCTTGATTTGAAAATGAATATTTTACTCCTTCTGCAGAACATGCATCACTTACTTCTATTAGTTTTGGTTTATCGTCTTTTGGATTTAAAACCGAATCAATCATTGATATAGATGAAAATGCAGCTTGACCTTGTGCTAAATTACTTAATTCAAAATTAAATTCAAATCCTCTAACTATTGAACCCGAAACTCCAACTTTAAATCTATATAATTTTAAAAATTTATCTTCATCAAATTGTCCTAATTTTAAAAATGTATCTAATATTGTATTAGAACTTGGAACACCCGCAGTTCCTAATCCCAAAGTTAATTTGGTTTGACCATATAAATTTTCATTTATTAAACCAATTAATTGATTAAAAAAATCTGCTCTATGTGTGGATTTTTTCCACATACCAATAAACACATCATATTTTACAAATATATTTAATAAATTTCCATATTGTTGACCTATTGAACTATCTATCATTTTACCATTTGCATCATATATTCCTTCTTTTGAATCCAAATTAAATGAATATTTATTTATTTTATTTAATATTGGGTCTATATTTTCATCTTTTGTTTTTTTAATTACAATTTTATCTTTTTTTTCTGTCACACCAAATTGTGGCATTTTTCCAGGAATAATAATATCACTACTATATGATATTATTGTACCGGATGATAGTGTATTTATTGGTACAATTGGTTTTGTTTTACCACTATCTTCATAAAACTCATTTAATGATATTTTTGAATCCGATGTTTCCGTTCCCAATTGGTCATTTGTTAAATTTAAAATATATCTAACTGATAAATACGGGTTTAAAGATGCTTTTGTATCATCTTGTTTTAATGCAATCATTTGCCAATTAAAAAATTCATCTTTCCATTTTTCATTTTTAAGGTCATCTCCTAAATTAATATCCAAATCCGCTTCTAATTTTTTTATCCAGTTATCAAACTTATCAAATATTACATTTTGTTGTTTAATTTTAGAATCTTTTTTTGCAGGTGTTTGTGGTAACCACATCATCATAGTATTGGCCGAAGAAATTTCTAATTCTACATCATATGTCAAGTCATCTGATATAGTAAATTTAAAATCGGTAACCATACCCGCCACATAATCATAATTACCATCGGTGTCTTTTATTTTTTTAGAATAATTTTTTCTAGCGTCTAATTTACCAGAAAAATTTTTATTATAATCCGCTAAAAAGTCAGTCCATGGTTTTTTAGCAGATATATTATTATCTAATATTGCAGATGAATACCCTTTTTTAGTTAATAATCCTTCATTACTTCCAAATTCAACTAAACAATGCATTGATGGTCTTAAATAAAACAATTCAAACATTTCTAATTGCTTTAATGTAAAAATTTTTATTTTTAAATTTGCCGTTTTTAAACTATTATTTGCACCATCTGTGTTTACCTCCATAGATGTTATAATTGGCTGTGGAACTCTTCTATTAGTTTCACCTATTACTTTTATTTCAGCTCCTGTAAAATCATGTCCTACAATAGTTGCACCCGTACTATATACTTTTTCTTTATTTATTTGGTTTGATATAATACATCCTTTATAAAGTGTTCCTCCCGCAGATGTACCATTCAATATATCTTTTATTTTTGCACCATCTACTTGGCCATCGGTAGTTTTTACAGAATCGTTCGTTGCTATTGCGGTGGATGATAATACTACAAATGGATTGGCAAGGGCAACTAATTTTTGATTCGTTTCTCTTCTTTTTAATTTTTCCTCCATCCAATCATCCAATGGTTTTATAAATGGAAATCCCATAACTTATTTATTTATTTTTTCAAAATCATTTAATATTCTTCCCAAATCGTTTGGTATTCTTAATTGTATACCCTCTTCTACATAGAATGATGCATCATTAATATTATTTGCTACTGATATAATCCACCAAAGAGATGGTTCGTTATAATATTTATTTGCTAATAAGTCTAACCTATCTCCAGCTTGTGAAATTATATACAAATCATTATCCGATGGTTTTATTCTTGGATAAATTGTGGATGATAAATAATTTTTACCAACCTTTGTTTTTAATATTTCGTTATATAGATATCTACTACTCATTTATATTTTTTTATTATTTTGATAAATTAGTTAAACCATCAAAATTATATTTGAAAACTTTTGTATCTTTTTCACCATCTATTTTGGGTTGTTCTATTATTTTCATACTAAATGATACATTTACAACACTTGGATATGGTTTATCATCCTTATCTTGTGAATTACTTGCCCATACTACATTATCTTCTATACTTGTAGATAAACTATCAATAAATCCAAACATATTTTTATATAATCCTCCCAAAGTTAATTCAATAAAATTACCACTATATGCTAATTGATTGTAATCGTTTTGTCCTTCATATTTTATTGCAGTTATTTCATCATATGGAAATACTAATGATTTTAATGTATTTAATTTTTGTATCATAATTATCTTTTCCGCAGAAGTAGTATAATACATTTTTAATTCAAATTTTAAAACTCTTTCTACACCATTATATTTATAACTTTTAAATGGTGAACCCAAATATTTAAAATCAGTCCATTCAGGTGAAAAATCTTCACTAATTGCCGTTATTGCTCCTGGGAATACAATTGAATGATTTTTACCATATGGTTTAATTATTAAAACAGTTTGTTGTCCGTCAGTTGCTTCTATGTTATCTAATAAGTCGGTTTTTAATTTATCATTATTTTCATACGATAAAGTATTTAATATATCTTGGTTTATTAAATCAAATTGTGAGGCAGAATCTCTTTTGTCGCCTGATGCTGCAATCGCTCCTGCTTTATTTAAGTTTTGAGTAATACCGGTGTATATGATATTTTTACCTTCTCTTTTTGTTAACTCCTTTCCTTCTTTCCTTACATACTTTGTAAAATTCTTTGGTTCGTCTGTTTTATTTACATTTGCATTACCATCTGTAAAATATCCAGGAACATAGTATTCAAATTTAGGGTCGTTTGGGTCAGGAGTCATATCCTTTGCAGGTGTAGCTAGTCCATATTTTTTTTCTAATCTCTTTTTAATCAGTTTGGTAACACCCTTATTAATCATATTACCAATTTGCTTTTTAGCTTGAGACATCAATAATGCAATTGCTTGAGTTTTTATATCATTTGGAGTTCCTTTCAATACACCAGCATACCATGGAATTTCTGCAGGTGCTCTTGATACCCAATACTTATCTCCTGCTTTTACTGAATTTATTAAATCGGAATGGTTTTGGAATTTTTCTTGTCCAAGTCCACGACTATTGATTGCTCCTTTGGCATTAGACAATGCAAAGATTGTATCGGATGGTCTATTTGCAGTTCCACCCATAGCAGCTGCTAAATTAAATCCCTTTGGTGCCATTGGGGTTTGTGATGGGTCATTATAGTATGCTCCTTGAACTGCTAAATTTCTTTCAATTGGATTACTAAGTTTTTTTTCCAATCTATAAAGTTCTGCACCATATATTATTGGTAATCTTTTTAATAATAAAGTTCTAGGGCCACCTGTTAATCTATCTTGTAATACAAAGTTTTTCAATTGAGTTCCAAAACTTTTATCTTTGTTTGGTGATTCAACTCTTAAACTTTTATATTGGTCACTTTTAAATAATTCTTCTATTGTTGGCATTTTACTTTATTTTAATTATTATTGAGCTATTGTGTAATTAACTCCTTGTAATCTATTAATAGAACTTGCAACACCCGTAGTATCCAATGTAATTGATTTACCTTGTGCTGTTGCTAATGCTTCAATTGATGCTACAACTGCATATGTTGCTTTTACACTTTCGTTTTGAACTTTAGCTTGATAATCAAATTGTTTAGCATGTGCAATACCTCTTAAATTATCATTATCTTTTATCATAGTTTGAACATCCGCCATACCTTTATTTGATTGAGTCAAAATATCTTGTTCCGCATTTAAAGCTTGTAATGCACTATTTGCATCGGCTTGTGCAGATAATTGTTTTGCACCATATCCAAATAAATCTTCATCTCCTGTCCATGATAAGGAAGAACCGATTGTTGCTAACAAAGATTCACCCCAATTTAAACTGGTTTCTTCTACCTTTGCTGCAGCTTCTGCTTTCTTTTTATCCAATTCTTCCTGTGCAACTTTAGCTTTTTCTTGAGCAGCTGCAAATGCACCTTCTTTTGTAAGTAAATCTGTGATTTGTTGTTGATTTAACATTTCTCCTGATGCGAATTTTTGACCAAGTGTTGTCATTGTTCTACTTGCATCTTCACTTGTTAATACACCGGCTTGAACTAATTGTTGTATGTATTCTTCTGAACCGGCTTTGCTAGTTTCATACGATTGCAACATTGATGCTCTCTGTGAATCGGATAATGATTTATCTGCGTCTAATTTTGATTTATATTCTTGTGATGCAGAATTAAATACACTACTTACCAATTTACTTGCAGATTCTGCTTGCATTCTTCCTATTTCTAAATCCAAAGTTCCTTGCTTTTCAGCTGCTGCCAATTTAACTCTCCATTTTTGTTCCATTGAAATTCCTTCCAATCTTTGCATTTGCTCTACGAACAACATCCCTTTTCTTTCCTTTTGTTCAAACTCCATCATCTTTCTTCTAAATGCCTGTTCAGCTCCTAACTTAGCTGCTTCATTTGCAATATCTTGTTTCAATGCACCATTTGCAATATCTTTACCAGTTTTTTCTGCATTTTTTTTATCCAGAGTTCCGTCAACACCACCTTCACCACCCTGTTGTAAAGACATCAATTGTTCAACATCCATTCCTGTTGCCTGTGATAATTGTTGTTTTTGGAATGCATTCATTGAACCAACATCTTGTCCACCCAATGAATTTCTTAATGATTCTGCGGCCCCAGCTTGGTCACCACTCATTAATTTTGCTCTTGTTTCGGAAAGGTCTACACTATGTCCTAACATAGCTGATAAACTCATTTCGGCTTTAATACTATCTTTATAATTAAGAACCATTGAATCCGATGCTTTCATCATCGTACTCATTGATGTTCCCATTTTGTTTAATTGAATAGCTTGCTTTGCAAAATTCTCTGCGGTTCCACTACTAAATTTATAAAGTTCTGCAGAGGAATCGACCATATCTTTCATTACCACAGATGCCATTGCACCATTTCCTTCTGCAAATTCTTTGATTCCGGCAACTAAATTTGTACCAGTTTCTAAACTAGATTTATTCATTAATCGGAATGTATTGGACATACCCAATACCTCTTCCGAACTTGAACCTAACAATTTTGATAATCCTTGTGCTGCGGTGGACATTTTAAGCATACTACCTATGGATGCACCCAAATTTTTTCCTACCGATGTAACCGTGTTTAATACTGCTTCGGTTGAAGAACCAATTGCATTTAGTGCTCTTTCACCGATTCCAATATATTTTTGAAAACCTTTCATTCCACTCATAAAGAGTGTTTTTCTTCTAGCATGCTCCGCATCTATATTTTGCATAGCTTGACCATGTGCAAAATTCAACCAATCTTTTTCTTCTGAGAATCTTTGATTATATTCATCTTTAACCAATGATTGATTGAATCCCAATCTATCTTGCTCAATACCTTTTTGGTAGTCAAGCATATCCATTCTTTTTTGATTCTCTCTTTCAATTGGTTTTATTATATTAAAATCCGCTTGAATTTCCCTATATTTTTTTGATGCAGTAAATGTAGCTTTTGTAGCTTCCGTTGTATCTTTACCTAAAATTGCTCCCATGTCCGAAACTGCCTGAGCCGCTTTTCCTGAATTAAAGAAATCAACCACTTCCATACCAATTGAAAATGCTGCTCCTATTGGGCCTGCTGCTTTAAGTAATCCAGATGCTGCACCCATCATACCACCACCTATTGATTTTAAACCACCAAGTGCCTTACTCATTCCACCACTAATTCCTTTACCTCCTGCACCTTTACCAATTGCCTTTGCTGCTCCTTTTTTATAACCTGACTTTATTTCATCGGCCATGTGTCCAAATCCGGATTGTTTTTTAGTAAATTGTCCTTTTTCGTTTCTACCTTGCGTTTTTGCAAACATAGAACTGATACTTTTGAAATTATCTTTCATAGAACCTTTTTGTCCTGCTTTAAATGCAGTGGCAAATTGGCTCATCATTCCACCTTGTGGAGCTGGTGCTGTTTTTTTTGTTGATTTTGGAGAACTCTTTCCGCCTGTCTTTCCTGTTGTGCCACCACCCTTTGGTGCTTTTTTCCTATCTGCAGTATCTTTTGCAATTGTGGTAGTAAGTTTATTAATAGAACCTACTAAATCATTTTTTATGACACCATATAAATCTTCAAATTGATTACTCAAATCTTTTGATTGCATGTCTAGTGCACCAACGGATTCTTTCAAATCTTTTAATTCTTTATTATTACCTTTTATGGGTCTATATCTTGCCATATACTTACTTAATACTTTATATCTTTATATAAATATAAAATATAAAAATTACCTTCTCCTTACTCGACCAGAAGATGACGTATTAGATTTGCTTAAAGCTTTTTCGTAAGTTTGATTTTCTTCTTCTTTTGCACCAATTAATTCTCGATAATAAAATTCTCTAAGTTTAACGGGCATATAATATAAATCATGCCAATTAAATCCACCATTAGCATAATATACCATTTGAAAAATTCTTTTATGAAGTGCTACTGAGTAATCAGTCGGTAGGGTAAAAAAAGTCGGCCGATATCGGCACTCTTAGCGCCTCCTTCTCGCCTGTGAAAGGTGATGTATATTCAAAGTTAAAATCTACATCCGGAGTAATTTCTCCAATATACTTTCTAAGAGCTCTTGAGTCTTGTATTTGAAATTGATTTGCTACAAAGTTACTAATATATCCCAAATCTCTATTACCATTTACTTCTATAATAATTCTTCTCCAACGAGTGGTTACTTCATTACTTTGTTTTAATGTTTTTTCACTAGCTTCAATGTCTTTATTAATAGCTAATTCATCACCATGTGTAAGTAATTTAAATTTAATAGCTGTATTTGATTTTGGTAATAAAAAATCATATTCATTATTTCTGTTCAATTTTGTTTCATCTATCTCTTTTGTAGATAACTTTGCCATATCGACATCGACTTCTACTGGTTCTCTTTCGTCAGGGTCAGTTATTGTTACTTTATATACAGGTCCATATGCTAAAACTCTTGTTGCAACTAAAATTGCATTTTTGTCACCAATTAATAAATCCGAAGGATTTACGCCAGGTTCTACTATAATTGATTCTAATAATCTATCCAATGTGGCACCCTTTCTTATAAGAGTTGTAGAAGTTAAAATATCTTCTTCTTTTGCAGTTAATAATTTAATTGTAATTTCTCCTTTTGCTAATGCACTTGATTCAGGATAACCCAAACCCTTTGATGGTAGTGTTATTAATTCGGTTGCAAATGGAAAGGATTTTTGTGTAGGTTGAGATTGTGTTCCCATTCCTCTCATAACTTGTTGTTCGATATTGTCGTTCATAATATAACTTTGTGTTTAATAATATATATACACTTTTTAAAAAAATAAAAAGGGGATAACATTTCTGTATCCCCTTCTTTTTATAATTTTATTTAGATTAGTATTCTAAAATAGCGTAATCGTAAGATAAAGTCAACTCAATTGAAAGTGGGTCGTTTGATGCCCAATCCAATTCACCGAAGTTTGCTGATGTGATAAATGCACCTTTTAAAGTCCATTGTTCAATCTTATCACCAACTGGTCCTAATAAAAAGAATGTAATATCTTTTTTGTAGAATGCAGAATACCCATCTCTACCTGTTAATGACTCATGTGAAGTTCTAATCCACTCCATAACTTGTTGTGCACCTGATGGTACAATTGGGTCATAAAGAGTGATTGTTACATCATCCCATGTCGACTTACCTTTCAACTTTCTTTTTACGTTGATATGGTCTAATTCTACAACTTCCGATGTGAATGTTGGTCTATTTGCTGTTTTGATAATGTATGATTCGATACCATTGATTTCCATGATGAATCTGTTACCCATCTTTGGTTCAAAGTTACGATAGAACATTTTGTCAAACTCTAATATTTCTGGCATTTTACTTTTATTTTATGTTATTCTTATATAAATATTTGTTTTTTAAATTATCCACCAAAACTTGCTCCCGTTGGTAAAATGTTGAAATCAATTTGAATGAATTCAGCCGTTTTAGTTGGTTGTAAGTAGATAGCACCTTTTAAAATGTTTCTATCAATTACATCCGGAGTGTTATTAGTTTCATCCATTACAACTCTGAAAGCGTATAGACCTTGTCTTTGTTGGATACCCTCTAAATAAGGATTAACAATGTTTAAGAATCTATTTCTTGTTTCAGAACTATTTTGTTCAAATACTAAATATTTTGAAGTCGAAGCGATATACTTTCTAACTGTTAACAATAATCTTCTTACATTGATTCTATCTAATGCAGATGGTTTATCTTGTAAAGTTTTTTGACCCCATACTACAATACCTTGTCCTGGGAATTGACAGATTGGGTTTACTTTACCTTCATATAATGTATCTCTTTCTGATTGAGTTAATCTATTCAGTACACCAACCGCACCTGTTAAACCACCTCTATTCAAACCTGCTGGTGCGAACCATTCTGCTGCTACTCTATCATTGGATGCGAATACGCCAGGTAATAATACTGATGGTGGAACAGAAATTAATTTATTTGTGTTTGTATCAATTGTTTTAATCCAAGGATAGTAAGTTGCTGCGTAGTTAGAATCAACCAAATCTGTTTGAGTTGTTACTTGTGTAATTGTATCTATTTCAGATGTTGTATCTACAATATAAAAACAATCACTTCTTTGTTCAACCATATCTAAAACTGAAGTTACTACTGATGTATGTAATCTTCTAATAACACCAGGAGTTACTACCATATTGATATCATATTCGTCAGCGTTTGATAAAGCAGATATGTGTTTACCATATGCTACCGAACCAGATGATGTTGAAGTCGATAAATCAAAACCTTGTGAATTCCCCGCAGAAATAGAATTTCCACTTGCAATTTGAATTGTTGGGGACATACCATCAAACCCTTCTTGGAATGCTACAATAAAGTTTCTTTTTGCAATTTCAGTTGCAGATGTAGATGATATAGATACACCATCATTTTCTAAACTATACGCTGTATTTGAACCGGTCATACTTGTGTATGTAGCGTTTTCAGGAATAGCTCTTAAATATATAGAATTATCTGGATTAAAATCTAAATCAATACCACCATATGTTGTTGCATCTGCGGTTGCAAATGATGCGGATGGAATTGAATTTCTTAATGAAACACTTGAAACATATACTGGTAATTGGTATGCTTTATGTGCAACTGGAATTGCTTGTACAGGAATTTCAGAAGTATTTACATATCCAATATCACTACCATTCCATAATCTAATATATTTAGAATTATTTATCCAGTCACCATATTCAGTAACTTTACCATCACTTGCAATACTTTTACTTCTATCACCAATTACTCTAGCAATATAATTAGGAGAATTTGGGTCTAAATTTACATTTGAATATGTTTCTAATACATTTTTCTTTTTATTGGTATCATTAAAACTTCTTACAACAATTGTGAATGTACCATAATCTGTACCATTTACACTTCCTGCAGTTTTTACATTTGAAATACCAACTTTAACTTTTGTATTTGAAGAATCACCCGCTCCCAATGTAATAAATCTGAATAAATCATATTTAACATTTGAAATTGTTTGTGATTGAATAATTGGTGTTTTTGCTTCTTGTGCATCAAATGTAAAATCTTGGTCATCTAATTTAGATGCGGTTACATGTGAATTTGCATGGTCTAAAGCTGCTGAACGAGATGTAAAGAATGCATATGCATAAACTTGCTTAACACCTTCTGCACTTCCTGAATTATTTTTTGGATTTGTACCAAACACAGCTTCTATATCATTTACTGCAGATGGGTTTAAAGATGCACTTATTTGTGCAAATTTACTACCAGATGCCAAATTAAATAAACCATCAAATGCCATACTAGATGTAGTACTTGACATTGAATCCGTAAATGATATTGTGTTAGTATCGGTATTAAAAAGAATACCAACCGATGCTGATACACCAGATGTAGTTGTAGACGTTAATAATAGTGGTGCTCTTTCGGTATATCCACCAATTCCACCAACTCTACAAATAGTTGCAGTCCCTGCTTCTCTTAAATACGATTGCACTGCTAAAGGAGTGTAATATGTGTCATCAACACTTCCAAATAAAGTTTCAAATTCAGCTTGTGAATTTACGATTGTTGGAACTAATGGGCCTTCTTTGAAAGGGCCTATGAATGCTGCTCCGATGTCAGCTACACCTTGTTGTAAAAATGAAAGGTCGTTTTCTTTTGTGAAAACACCAGGTGATACTATTTTTTCTGCCATTTTATATGCTTTAATTTAAATTTATTAATTCTCAATATAAATATAAAATTTTCAATCAAAACAACAAATTATGGTTTGTATGTTGGTTGGAAATAATTATATACTTGTGATATTTCTGTTGATGTTAATACTCTGTTATAGAACAATGCAGGGCCTAATTGACATTTTGCGTAATTATCAGCTGCTCCTAATTTAATAGGGTATGAGGTTGTTGCTGCAAATGCAGTTACTGTACCAGTTCCTACACTACTTCCATTCAAATAATATGTTATACCAGCTGCTGCCGATATAGTTACTGCAACCATATGCCATGTATTCAATGCAGGTGCAGTAAATGTTTGGACAGCATTTGAAACAGTTCCTCTTGCAGTTGCAAAATGGAAACCATCCCAAGCACTTGCACCACTACTATATAAGTAAAAATTATAATCTCTGTCAGCACCTTCTTTGGAAAATAATCCACCATATGTTGCTCCCTGATTTGCAGTTTGTCTAACCCATGCAACAAATGTCATTGCTGATGTGTCGAATTGAGTTATACCACCATTGATATTTGAAC